ACGCAGAACAGTTCTTTGTTCTTCGTGATTTCTGCGTAAGTGAGCATCGCGTTGTGAACTTGGTTCGTAGGCCGATCCGCCACGAACAAGATGTTCACGCTGACGCGGTCGAAAGTGCGGAGGCCGGTCTTTCCACCAGCACCGTCCAGGCCAATGAAGTCTGTATCAGCGAGGGCTGCCAGACCGTCATCTCCACCAGTAAGTGCCGCAGAAGTGCCGTTCGCAGGACGCTCTTGCAGAGGACTGTTCGGAAACACGTCAAGATCCGTGACAACAATATAGCGGCTTCCACCGCTAGCCGCGTTGACGAGCTTCTCGACGTAGTCGTTTGAAGCATCGTCCATCGTTAGGTTCGACCAATTTTCAACAAGTAGCCCGTCAATGAGCACGCTAAGGTTGAAAAGTTCCGCATCAGGAGGCTGCTGCGTTGCGGTAGCAACTTTGATGGTGATCCGGTTGCCGTAGATGCCTGGATACTTGCCGTCTACCTGAAGCGTAGCCACAGGTGTACCAGCAGCACCAGAGTGTGTGGCGTTGTCGAAGCCAAGCTCGTCGTCTGCTGTACTAGCCGCGACAACCTGGACATTTGAGGAAGGTCCGGTCGTGTTCGACGTGATGCGCACCGCGCCACCGTCATCGGTAACGGTGATGCCAGCGACGTCAGCCTCAAGCATGGTCTTGAATTCGGCAACCGTCATCTGGTTGACGTCCACGCAGTCGCCGCTGCCGGGAACGTACGTGCCAACCACGATTCCAAGCGTGGCACCTGGGGTGCCTGTAACATCTGCCACGACAATGCTGGAGCCGGTGCCCTGCGAGTCGCTGGTGATGCGGACGGCGTTGCCAACCACAGTTGCGGAGCAGCCCACGGTTTCTGCGTTGATTACAGCAGCAACTTCGGCTGCTGTGGCCGCGCCGATGGCGACAAATTCCGCTGTGTTGAAAACAACAGCTTGCGGAGCGCCACCATCAACCGCGACTGACAGACTCCACAGATTCGTAAAGGCGTACGGACCAACAATCGTACCCGTACGGTTGGCAGCGATTGCTGCGATCGTGGATACCGTAGGTCCGCCGCCGTCAACACCGATAGACAAGGTGTCGCCGTTATTTACGTTGAACGGACCAACCACACTACCGAGCACGGTGCCTGCGGAAGCAGCCGCAGTGGTCGTTAGCAGATTACGCGTTGCCGCTACGGCGGTGTGCACGGCATTTCCCAAATCGGAATAGTGCGCGGTGCGCGTGACATAAATGCGCTGGCCGCCATTCTCAAAAAATCCGCGAACGGATTGGGTGCCCACACCAGCTGTAATATCTCCGCCAAATATTTTTGAAAATTCGGCAAAAGACGTGACCAGCGTGGCTTCCCCAATCGGACCCTTCTCAAAGATTCCGATTGTTGCTCCAGTGCCCGTAGGGACAGCCGCAACTGTACGGAATGAAGGAGTTTCCTCTTGGATTATAACCTTCGATGCAAGAAGCTCACCCATTGTTAGTCTCCGTCAGAGTGCGGCGCGTACCACGCGGTCGCGTACCTGTTTGAGCAGATTGCACCGATGCACTATCGCCAGTTGTGTCGTCGTCAGACAAGATTTCAACTTCGCCGCGCAAAAGCATGGTGCGAACTTGAGAGCAGTTTTTAATTGCAGGGTGCAAGTCCTCGATCCGGCCTAACGGCAGCAGTGTGATAGATCCAGTAATTGACCTATTTTCGATGGCCGTCCCAGTGCGCCCATCTTTATCAGTGACGTTAACCTGCATGGGTTTACGCTCAAAACCATACTTCTTATCGCGGAAAGCCGGGTGATCCAGGTTGATCACCTTAGTCCGGTTCGTCTTGTTGATCAGCGTAGCCATTGTCAGTCTCCGTAGCTAGTTAGATTCAGGCGGTATCTGTTCTATGACAAGACCTGAACAGAGTTCTGTGACAGGGCGATTACGGTCTTCAGCGGTATCGCTAGCAAACCCAGCAACGCCTCCGATGTCAACGCCTCGGACGAGGATATTACCAGAGAACGCACGAATGTTCGATTCATTTGGCGAACCAAAAACTTTCATGTCGTCGCCTTCTACCATGTCCAATTCGTAGCTTATCGTTCCAAGACTTAAGTTACTGGGATCTACAGGTACAATTAAATATTTATTTCGTTCAAAAAATTGTTGAGTGACAGTCATCAGATTGAGCAACTCTAGCATAGAGTTACTGACGCCGACAATAGTATAACGCGCGTCTACCGTGTACGGCGCACGAAATCGTGTCACGTCACCAAAAATATCTGTGGTAGAAAAGCCTACATTCGCAGTGTAGAACATATTCTCGGTTAGCTCTGGACCAATTAAAGCGAGTCCTGGCAAAGACGCCAGTTCCGTAACCTGCTGCATGTTATCTGCGTTTGTGTCAAAGTCTGTATTATTTGTCAAACTTACGTTAGCTATTATTTGTAGACGTAATTGGCGAAGTACATATCTTGTAACTCTTGTAATAATGCCTTCATTTGACAACTGTGGGCGCTGGTAGGAGAAGCCTGCGAATGACGCAGTTTCACCTGGAATGGGTATCCCGGCTTCATCCAAGTTTTGAAAAGTTAAAGTAACCGCGCCCTCGCCATAGTTAGGCTTATCCACAGGCAACGGTGATTGTGGCACTGACACAATCATTCGCGTACTGCTGATAACTGCTACTTTATTTGAGCACACCGAATTAAATGCTACTTGAACAGTCGGCTTTTGCGCAACAGACATTGACCCGTTGGACGGCGGTACAGACGGAACTTTAAAGCCAGTGCCTGTTATTTCTACAAGCGTCCTACCTCCTGTATGCACAATACCGGGTGTGACGCTTGTAATAGAAAAGGACGCAAAATCGCCTAGCGATGCTGGACCTAGTGATGCTGGACCTAAACCGGACATATTAGACTACTGTGCTAGGATAAATATCTAAACATGGTTGTCCAACTACGCTACGGAACTCGTACCGACAGCGTAAGTTCGCGGAAGCCGTAACGGGTACAGAACCGCCGACATACCGAGTGGTTCTCCCTGCCGCTACAAAAGTGACCGCATAGCCGGTAGAGTCTTGCTTGATGGCAGCCACACCGTGATCGCCGTCTAAACCATTTGTTAAAGTTATTGCGGTTGCCTGCGTAATTTCATTACCGGCTTGAAAATCATTCGCTACTGATACGTTTAGAGAAGCAGCGCCAGAAGCTAAATTGAAATTAGCAGATACGCTGGAGCGCCTTCCTAAAAGTTCTAGTAACTCAATAACCTTACGGTAAAATCCGTGGTAGCCGCGTACACTGCCACCAGGATTTCGCTCCGTAGCCGCTACCACACCGGCACCGGCATTAACAAGAGATGCCTGCGGATCTCCGCGTTCACCTAGTGCGGGGTACTGATACCCACGCGGACTTGCAATTGCAGCAATCTTTATTAACGACGTAGTGGATCCATTAGCAAGTGTTCTGGTAAGACGCACCCGATAAGGTCCGTAGACGCCAGATGTAAATGCGATTCTCCACAGTGTCGGGCTAACTTGCGTTAGCGTTTGGTTAGCACTCGGAGGCGCATCAAGAATTTCAACTAGATCCGTAGACCCTGCAAGCGGATCTGTAATGACAAAATCTATTGGAAAAGCCTGAGAGCCGCCAGAATCCGCCGAGGAGATGTCCTCGCGGCCTTCGCCTGCAATACCAACAGGTATTCCGGCCCCAGGTTGGTCTATTCGAAAAATTGTCATCGTTACTTGCCCTTCGACGCGTCAAGCCTATTAAAGTAGGCTTTAACTAAATACGTATCTATCATTCTTTGGAATGTTGCAAATGATACCCGCGTGTGCGCTTTAAGCACTGGTGCAAAAAATGGTCTAGCTGGCACTTTTACGACAATAGCTCCAGTAGCCACGCCAGCTACTCTAGTTGGTGCAACAAAAGTAAAACCATTTTCGTGAAGCTTGGCTATACGCGCCAAGTTAGAATTGTCTGGACCTCTCGCCCCAGGCTTTACAGTCACATCGTATGTTGGGTCGAAGCTTACACCAGCGCGTGTGGAGCCATCTCTAGGAATAGCCACAATAGCATTAAGCAGTGACCTGCCACGCGGCATTAGAATTCCGCGCGAGCTATCGCCTCTGGACCTACGTATAGCCAGCGTTCTGGGCTTTAGCGGTTTAAATACTTTGCCCCCAGGTGCCCCTGATCGTATTCCAGCTTTAACAGCGTCAGCTAAATCTTGTGCAACTTTCTTTGTTGCGTTATTTATGGCTCTGCGCATAACAATATCGCCAGTAATAATTAAGTTATTTACTGTTTTCCAGTCGCCTGTTGGCTGAATTGACGCAGTAACGAGGGCTGTACCAGGAACTTTTAACTTAAGCGGATCGCCGCTACTAAAGGGCATTGAACCCCAATTAAAATTTGACTGATAATGAAATTTATTTGCCATCAGCCTGTTCCTAACACTGACGTGCTTCTCTGCTGGAAGGTCATTAACAGCAAGTTTCTTTTGGTGCCCAATCCAAAGGAGCGGGATTGTACCTCTATGCAGTATACGCCAGGAGGATCTGGAAATGTCTCTATCAGAGCGCCGCTATCTATTTCACGCACAGCAACAAGACGATCGTTGATGCGTAGCAT